TACAAATACAGAATCAAATAATTTAATAATATATTCACAAGGATTAACTAGTGGATCAGTAGTACCGCTTGGAACATCTATACCATTTCAGTATTATGTTTATGTCCCACCATTCTTCCCACCGTTTTTTCCACCGTTCTTCCCATTCTTCCCATACTTCCCAGTTTTTGAGCCAATCCCACCATTCTTCCCATACTTTCCACCAGCATTTCCATTCTTCCCGTTCTTTCCATACTTCCCACCAGCATTTCCATTCTTCCCATATTTCCCACCATTCTTCCCATATTTCCCACCATTCTTTCCACCATCATTTGGTCCATACTTCACAAGATGTGTAGATGGGGACACCTTAATACTAACTAGCAATGGTCCAAAAAAAGCTAGAGATATTAAAATTGAAGATGTGCTTTTAACAGTTAATTTAGAATCATTAACTGAAGAATCAAATGCAACTCCATTACAAATCAATGTGCAAGATTTGAAGTTAAATAATTTAGTACATACTAAAGTTACAAATGTAATTGCTTCTAATAAATTAGAAAGAGTATATTTTAATGATAATAAAACAGCTCAATTTACTGAAACTCACCCAATATTCGTAAAACGCAATAACGAGTATCGTGTAGTAGAAGCAGGCATAGTTCAAGAAGGAGATTTTTTAATAGTTATTAATCCAGATGAATTATCAGAAAATTTAGATATTAATAAAGTTATATCAGAAACAGTAGTCACTAAGGTAAATAAAAATATTTTAAATCTTGAAAAAGATGTTTATACATTTAGCTGCGATCCATACAATTGGTATTTTGCAGGAAATATATTAACACACAATAAATAATCAGGGGATAAACGGTAAAATGTCATATAAGATTAAAATATTAAAAGACCATCCAGTTGGATTCTGGCAACTAGATGACGTTGCAATAAATCCAACTTTTGACTTTACTGATATTTTAGATAAATATGATACATACCAAGATCTTCTAGATGCGTATGAAGAATATGGAAACATTAACTATTTAGCAGAAGACAGCTCTGGATGCTCTAATTTTGGTTTATATGCAGGAGACTTTAATAATAATCCAAAACATTTTCCTTTATCTCCAAGCGGCAATCATTCCGTAGAAATTACATCCTCTAAAAGCATAGAATTTCCAATTGTTAATAGTTATTATAAAGACAATGCTCCTGGAGGATTTGGCACAATTTATTATGGAGATAATGATTTTACACTAGAATGCTGGATGTATCCAGAAATAAGTACAGACTCTTTAACTACAATACTGGGAGACAGTACAAAAAATGTTGGAATATTTTATGAAAATGGAAACATAATTTTTAAACTAGGTCAAGAAATTTTAGAGCATACTTTACCATTTATTAATAAATCTATACACATAGCCTGCGTGTATTCAGTCACAGAAGCTCACATATACATAGATGGTAATCTTTGTGTAAGTAAATTAATATCATCTAATCCATTTACAAACAATGAAATATTATTAACTTCTGGACCTACATCAGACTCAGACGATAAGTTTTTAATAGATGACGTAGCGGTATATAGATACGGGCTGCCTTATGTAAAAATACTAGATCACTATTCTAATCATAGTCATACTAATCCTTCTCAAATATCTCAAACAGATAATGGAGAATTCTTTGAATTTTATGACACCGATATAAGTAAAGTTTTTACATATTCTTATCCTTTTAATAGAACATGGGAAGAATTAATAACAGACGATTTATATTATGATCAAACAAATAAGTATATTCAAATTAAAAAAGGCGAAACTTTTGATAGCAAAACAGTTATATTGACAGATACTATATATTTACCAGCGGCGACAATTATGGATTCTTCAAAAATAGAATGGTTTGGGGATAATGGGATAACTGTTCAAACCAGCACAGACGGAATAAACTATAGCACATGTGTAAATGGAGAATCTATTCCACAATACAAAAGTTCACAATTTAGTAGCAGTAAGGTTTTAAATATAAAAATAATAATGTCTTCTGGAAACATATCTAAATATCTACCAAAATTATATAATTTAGATATTAATTTTTATAATAATCAAATAATGTATTCTAAAAATGGATCAAGCTATTTATCAAAAATTCAAGGCTTAGATTTTTATCTAGGTAAAGATGCGTATTCAATTGTAAACAGAGACCCAAGAAATGGAGTGCTAGTTCCAGAAAACTCTGGATTTAAAATTAATCTTTCCGAATTAAAACAGTCTATAGAATTTTTTTATACCCCTTATTCTTTAAGCAAAAGCCTACTTATTAGCTCTATTGTAAGCGGGACAGGGACAGCTAGCGAATATTCATGGAATACAAATGGGTCAATTAATAAAACAAATATAGCCTCTATATATGTTAATGGGGTAGATGTATCTGCCCAAACCCTAATATCTAATATATTTAAGGTAAATGATATACACCATGTCGTTATTAATTTTACAGCTCCAATATATGGGGCAGTTACAGTAAATTATAAATCCTCTGGATCAGTTAAATCTTTATATCAATATATGTCATTTTATAAGGAATTGCTAGACTATAATAAGATTATTAATCATTATGATTTATATACCTCTAGGCAGTCCTATCAAACCAGCGGATCTTCCATAACCTTGTCCGAAAATTCAGTAAACCTATATAATAATGACTGGCTTGTGATACAAAACTCATAATACTGTCAATTGTCTTGACAAAATATGGACTTTAACCACAAGTAATGGTAGAATTAATACCTAATGGATATTAAAAATGTTAATCAAAAAGTAATAGAGGAAACAACTCTAGGAATATACGTATGGGAAATGCCAGACGGAAGATGGATTGGCGATGACGATGGAAACTTTTTATCAATAACATCTAAAAAGGGTAACCGATCAAAGATAGATTTGTTGGCTAGAGAAGTAAGATCATTTGGAATATATGAGGGTCAGCCTAAATTTTTATCAGGTAGACGTAAAATTGATGACGAAGAGTTTGAACACCAAAAACAAAGATTAGATTGGGGCTTAACACCAGATCCACTAGACATTGGCGTGTACAAAGATTCAATTAAAAATGGAGGAAAGCCTTAATGGAATTTATTAATGATGACACAGAGTTTGTTCAAAATATAGATATATCAAATTCTGCTGATTGGGTAAGATTTAATAGCAAAGAAGCTGCAATAGACAATGACCCATTTAATATCGGAGAATCAGAATTAAAAAAAGTTAATGGACTTAGCACTAATTTTAGACGAAAAATGTCTAGAGAGTTTTCAAAAAGATTTATTGGTCAAGACGGAACTGGAACTCAACAAAATTTATTGCAACAAGCAGTTACTGGATATGCAATGTTCGACTTGGTCGAACCAGTTTATAACTTAGAATACCTTTCAAAAATTTATGAAATATCACCGTACAATTACGCAGCAATTAATGCAAAGGTTGCAAATATTGTAGGACTTGGATACACATTTGTAGAAACGAAAAAAGCAAACGATGCCTTAGATAACATCTCAGATGAAAAACAATTAGATAGAGCACGTAGAAAATTAAACAAACTTCGTCAAGATTTAGATACTTGGCTAGAAGAAACAAATGAAGAAGAGACATTTACTGAAACACTAATTAAAGCCTATACAGATTTAGAGGCTACAGGAAATGGATTTATTGAAATTGGTAGAACTACTTCAGGTAATATAGGATATGTTGGACATATTCCAGCAAAGACTATGCGTGTTCGTCGTTTGCGTGATGGATTTATTCAATTGCTATACGGAAAGGCCGTATACTTTAGAAATTTTGGTGATCAAGAAACCCTTAATCCAATAGCCGATGCAACAGATAGACCAAATGAAATTATTCATTTAAAGAAATATACACCAATGAACAATTACTATGGACTACCAGATATAGTTGCAGCACAAACATCAATGGCTGGTAATGAATTTGCTGGTAAATACAATTTAGATTATTTTGAAAATAAAGCAGTTCCAAGATATATAATTACTGTTAAAGGCGCAAAGCTTTCACCAGAGTCTGAAAGAAAATTATTAGAGTTTTTTCAAGTAGGTCTAAAGGGTAAAAATCATAGATCCTTATATGTCCCACTCCCACCAGATAGCCCAGACTCAAAAGTTGAATTTAAAATGGAGCCAATTGAGGCAAACTCTCAAGAGTCTTCATTTAATGTTTATCGTAAATCAAATAGAGATGAAATACTATTAGCCCATAGAGTTCCTATAAATAAAATAGGAGTTCCAGAAGGAATTAGTTTAGCTTCTGCCCGTGATGCAGATAAAATGTTTAAAGAGCAAGTATGTAGACCAGCACAAGATATTTTAGAGAAAAAATTAAATAGAATTATTTCAGAAAAAACAGATGCATTAATGCTTAAATTTAATGAATTAACTTTAACAGACGAGGACACTCAGTCCAAAATTGATGAACGATATTTAAGAATGCAAGTAATTACCCCAAATGAAGTTAGAATTAGAAAAGGTATGGTTCCTAGAGATGGCGGAGACAATGTCGTTGATTTAAAGGCACAGGGAGCGGCAGAGCAAAGAGCCCAGGCTGGTAATTCAAGACAAAGAACTCAGGAGAGATCTGCAAATTCCCCCGATATTTCTGGGGAGGCCAGAAATCCAAAAGGTGAGGGTAGAACCACAGCTTAATTATTAGGCAACTAGTTATTTGCCTTTTTATGTATACAAAGATAAAATTAAGCATATGAATATCGAAAAATCTTATTGGTCCAGTAATGGCGATGATATTAGTTTATCTATTCCTTTCACAAAAGTCAATCGTGAAAAGAGAACAGTTTCTGGTTTTGCAACACTAGACAACATTGATCAAACAGGAGATGTTGTAACCGCAGAGGCAAGCTTAAAAGCTTTTGAAGGTTTTAGAGGCAATATCAGAGAAATGCATTCATCCAATGCAGTTGGCAAAATGGTTTCATTTAAACCAGAAACTTATTACGATACAAAATCAGGTGAATTTTATAATGGAGTATATGTAGATGCATACATATCAAAAGGCGCACAAGATACCTGGGAAAAGGTTTTAGACGGAACTCTTCAAGGATTTTCCATTGGTGGAAAGATTGTAGATTCAGAAAACGAAGTAAATAAATCCACAGGAAATCCAGTAAGATTTATTAAAGAATACTCATTGATAGAACTATCAGTTGTAGATTCACCAGCAAATGAATTATGTAATATTTTATCTATTCAAAAAATGAATGGACAATTAATTTTTAAAGGAATAGCAGCAGATACCATTACGGAAAATATTTTTTATTGTGAAGATAGTGATTCCGTATTTATGTCAACAGAAGCAACCTATACCTCACCAGTAACTGGCAAACTAGCAAGTTTAATTGGCTGGGTAGAAACTAACGATGTTAACAAAGCAAAAGAAATAGATAAAATTCTTGCTTCATTTAAGAAGTCAAGATTTACGTTGCCTGAAACACAAATAGCAAAACAGGCAAACGCAAAAGGAGGTAATGAAGTGTCAGAAAACACAGAAACAGTAGCAGTTGAAGAAACTGCTCCAGTAGAAGTTTCAATCGCTGCAGAAGCAGTAGTTGAAAAAGCTGTTACAGAAGATGTAGTAGCAGATGCTTCTGCCGAAATCGTTGAAAAAGCAGCAGACGTCTCAGAAGTCGTCGTTGATGAACCTGATTTTGCAAAAATGTTAGGTGACCTAAAAGGCTTTTTTTCAGAAACTCTAAGCAAGGCTTCAGAAGCAAATGCAGCACAAGTTACAACTATTAAAGAAACAGTTGAATCTTTTAGCAAGAGCGTAGAAACCAGAATCTCAGAGTTGGCAGAACAACACTCAGAACTCAACAAAACTGTTGAGAACATCAAAAACACGATTGATGGTGTAGAAAAGCGTGTCGATGCAGTAGAATCAGAGACTGCAATTAAGAAGTCCTCAGACCTTGGCGGGTCTCAGGAAGTAAAAATCCAAAAATCAAAATGGAATGGTTCTTTCCTCGGTTCCGTAAACGAACTATTTAAATAAAGGGTAGGTGAAATAAATATGAGCAATGAATTATTAGAAAAGGCAATTGCAACTGGCACAACAGCCACAGGCACATTTGCTTCAACAACTGGAGGAGATGGAATTCACACAGGGTCAGAAAATGGCAATGGTGGATTACTTAATCCAGAACAATCAGCTCGATTTCTAGACTACATGTTCGACGCAACCGTAATTGGTAAAGTCGCACGTACCGTTAGAATGAAATCTGATACAACTGAAATTGATCGCATGGGCGTAGGCGAAAAGCTTATGAAACTTGCGACAGAAGGAGATAACGCAAATAGCGGTAACGCTGCTGTGACATTCTCAAAAATTTCTTTGACAACAAAGAAGTTACGTCTAGATTGGGAACTTTCAACTGAGTCTCTAGAAGACAACATTGAAGGTGCAGATCTAGAAGATCATATTGCACGTCTGATGGCAACACAGGCTGGTAATGATATTGAAGACTTGGTTCTTAACGGAAACACAGCTCTATCATCTGATCAACTTTACAAAGCATTTGACGGAACAGTTAAGCTTGCAAAAGCAAACGGTCACGTAGTAGATGCTGGTGGAGCCGCAATTACTCGTGCTGTATTTAACAGTGCATTAAAGGCACTTCCACGTAAGTACAAGCAACGTCGTACAGACCTTCGCTTCTTGTCAGGCTCAAACTTGATTCAAGATTACTTATACGCAACTTCACAAAATATCCAAAACGTTAACCCACAAGATATTGCTTCTGGCATTATCCGTGGTGAGGTAGCACCTGTATCTGGCCCAGCTGGATATGTAGCTCCATACGCATTTGGTATTCCAATCGTTGAAGTTCCATTACTAAGCGAGACACAAACTGGCTCATACTCAGGAGCAACAGGATCACACGGTGACGTCCACTTGACATTCCCAAATAACGTAGTTATTGGTATCAAGCGTGATGTAACTGTATACCGATTCTTCTGGCCAAAGAAGGACTCAATCGAGTACACAATGTATACTCGTGTTGGTGTTCAAATTGAGCAAGCAGATGCTTGGGTAGTAGTAAAGAACGTTAAGATTGCTTCCTAATTAGGAATTAGTCTAAATAAAAGCCCCCAATTAATCTTGGGGGCTTTTCATTTGAATTTAGTAATGATATAATTAAATAACTAGACTAAGGAGAATATATGTCATTTGAGACATTAAAACTATCTGAGATAAAAAAAATAGCCGAAGACTTTGGCGTAGATATACAAGCACTAAAAAGCAAGAACGATATTATTGCATCATTAGCTGAAGAGGGCGTGACATGGTCAATATATCAAAAGACTATTAAAGACATAGAAGATAATAAAGAAGAGATTGAGGTTTTACCAAGATTTGATGCTAAAAAGAGTCAAGACAAAGATTCAGTTTTAGTTAGAATGGAAAGAGCAAATCATAGATACGATGCTATGGGATTTACATTTACAAGTACACACCCATTTGTAGCAATGTCTGAGGAACAAGCTCAAGAAATTTTTGATAGGGAGGAAGGTTTTAGATTAGCCACACCAAAGGAAGTTCAAGACTTCTATAACTAATCTAAGCCTTTAATATGGCAGAGATATACAAAGATACGGTAACACCAGTAAAAACTAAAATATTCTGGAATAATGAAATAGTTAATGCTGATAACGATCTAGTTACAGCTAGAATTTATGACATAACCAATGATATTACTATTAGTCCGTCTATAAGCCCAGCAACAGTAATTTCTACAAGCACTGCTGATAAAGTAGAATCTGATATTGGAACGTATCAAGTATCACTGTCTAAGTTTTATACATCTAGAAATAGAAAATTTAAAATTATATGGAGTTATCAAATTGGCGGACTAAATGGAGATCATGCAACCTATTTAGATATTGTAACTCCATATTGTAGCTTTGCCGAAGTAATAGATGATTTAAAAATTGGAAGCGATCCATCCGATCCTAAGTATAAAAATTATCATGATCTATCCATGGCAGAAAAATATGCTCGTAAAGTAATAGAAGATTTTACTGGGCAGAATTTTTATTTATATCAAGAAGAAGAAGTGATATACGGTAATGGATCAGACATTCTTCCTATGCCTTATAAAATAAATCAAATACACAAATTATATGCAGACGACTTTTTGTTAATTGATAACTTATCTAGTCCTCAAGTAAATAACTGGGGGTACACGCCAGTAATATCAGAAACTGGATTTGGTATTAGACTAGATAGAACTGAACTTATTGACAATACTGTATATGTAGCAAATGGAATGATACCGCCATCAATTAATGATTTGTACACAGGACAAGCTTTTAGAAAAAACGTTAGGTATAGAGTAGTTGGAACATTTGGTTGGGGATCTGTTCCAGATGAAGTTGAACAAGCAGCAGTTCAATTAATTGGACAATATTTTGCAAAAGACAGAATGTGGACAGATAGATACTTAAAGAGCGTCTCAACATTTGACTGGGATTTTGAATACTCAAGTGATGCATTTTCTGGGACTGGCTCTGCATATGTAGATAAATTACTTGCCCCTTATGTTATAACAAACATGGTGCTTATCTAATGATTGATATCATGGAAGCAGTGCTATCCATGAAAATGGATATATATAAACAATTCGATATACAAAACCCAGATACGGGGGCCATAGTAAAAGAATGGAATTATTATAAAACATTAGATTGTCATGCAAAAGGAGTAATAACAAACTCTGCAACGACAAGATCTGGGGACAAACAGATATTTAGTAATAAATATAACAACGAGCAGGTAATTCAAGTACGCACCTCAGAAAGACTTACAACTAGAGAAAAAATTACTAATATTAGAGATAGCAATGAAGAAGCAATTTGGACAGAATTAAACTATCCATCTGATACCCCAACTGTTTTTGAAATAATTGGAACGACCCCTATAACAGATCCATTTGGAGAAGTTTTAGCATACAACTCAACATTAAAGAGATCGGAGAATCAACAAATTGGAATCTAACGCAATGCTTCTCCAGGCTGCTTCTGGTCTTGAAAGATTAATGTATAATAAAAATCCAAAGGGGGCTATTAATGATAGTAATGTGGCGCAAATATCAGCAGCCTTATATTACCAAGCTAATGTAATAGCCAAACTAAGCAATAGCAAAAAGTTTAAAAATTCTTTTAAAAAAATAGTATTTACTCAAATAGAAAAAGATTTTGGAAATTATATAGATGCTCAGGCAAGAACAAAACCTAAATCATTTCACCATGTATATGAATGGAAAAAATCTGGAAATAAGAATGCTAGATTATTTAAGTTAACATCTATAGATTCTGAAGGAATATCGTTTAAAATTGATTTTGAATTCCTTATGTCTAAGTCATTAGTCCCAGCATCAAATAGTAAACGTAGACATGTATTTGCAGCAAAAGCTTCTATCATGGAAGCTGGCATGCCACTTAAAATTGCTCCACGCCATTCTGAGAGGCTAGTATTTGAAGTTGATGGTAATACAGTGTTTATGCCTAAAGGTGCCTCAGTGACCGTTAAAAGGCCAGGAGGAACTAATGTAATGAATCAATTTAAATTACAATATTCAAGATTTTTTAGCGGGGAATTAGTAAACAGCTCTATTAAAAAATCTGGATTTAAAGAATTATTTAATTCAGAGTCGCTTAGGGCTTTAAGAATACCAGCCACAATCAGAACAGTTAAGTACTCATTTTCTCCAAATTTAATTAGATCAATGTCGGACGCAGCATCAGAAAAAGCATTTGGAGCGTCAATGATATGACAGCCAATTTTAAATTAGACGCTATGCTAGAAATAAGAAAATTCTTATGGGCAGAACTATTAGAGGCAAAGATATTTGATGAGGATGATTATTATAGCGATAACGTAGGAAGTGCAATAGTCCCTATTATCCCAGTCCAACAGTCTCCAGAAATGAACCAATTTTTGAGTGGAAAAAAGCATATAATTTATGACAAGATTGGTCTTTCATATGAGGACAACTGGCTGGTATGTTGTGAGCAAATACTCTTTACAGTTTATTCCACAGATGTCTCAGAGATTAATGAAATAAGAAATTTTATGACTGATTTATTTAGGAGAATGGATGACTCTGCAAAAGACCTAAATAGATTTGAAAAGCTAAATAACAAGTTTAAATTCCATAGTATTTTTATAGCCGACATATCCCCTACCGCACCATCTGAAGAGCTCAAGGGATTCCTGTCAACAGACATTATTTTAGAGGCTAAATATTCAAGAATAACAGATCAATCTGGTCGATTCCTTTAAATTGCTTTAGACCTCATTATGCCGTATTATAGGACATGAGGAAAGAAGCCTAGCCAGCTTGAATTTAAGATTTAAATATATATATATATTGAAATATAGGAGGAAACAAAACTATGGCACAATCCGTAGGTAATGCAAAAAATATTCTCGTTGGTGCGTCACCACTGTTTTTATCAACAGTTGACGTAAACGATGCAGATTATATTGCTAACGCAGAAGCAGGTGTAGCGATAGCTTCAGGTGCAACAACAGCTGGCGTACCAGCTTTCGCATCAGGAGTTTCATACACAGATTCACTAAATGCAGTGGATCAAACAGCAGGAAAGTTTGGATACCGTAACGTTGGTTTTACCAACAATGGTCTTCAAATCACTTACAACCCAACATACGATTCAGTAACCGTTGACCAATTGCTAGATACAGCTAAGCTGTTTAAATCTGCAATGGAGGTTATGATTGCAACAGAAATGTCAGAAGGTACTCTAGAAAACATTGTAGCGGTATTCGGACAAAATGCATCATCTCTATCAACATCAGGAACTGGACTAACTAAGAAAGACGTTTTAGGTCTTGAGGCAGGTTCCCTAGGAGCATCCCCAACAGAGCGTCAATTAATTGCAGTAGGTCTAGCTCCAACAGCTAGCTCAACAGCATCAGAGCGTGTATATTATGCTCGTCGAGTATTGTCTGTACAACAGTCACAATTTTCACTTGCACGTACAACTCCAACCACATTCCCAGTAACATTCCGTCTTCTACCAGATGCTAACTACTCTGGCTCAGAATACGGTAAGATTATTGACCGTGTATTGGTAGCATAAATTTAATTAATTTAAATTATAGAGGCCCCCATTAATTTGGGGGCCTTTCTATTTGTAGTGATAATACCATTATGTTATAATAATTAAGACAATCCTAGGAGGATAAATTGGCTACAACAGTATACGACGTAGAAGAAATTGAACTTCAGAATGGCTCAAAGGTAAAGCTAAAACCATTGACTATTAAGGCCTTAAGAAAGTTCATGGCAGAAATTAAAAAAACAGAAACTTCGTCAGGAGAAGACGAAACACTTACAATTCTAATTACAGCATGCGGAATTGCAATTGAATCTCAGGTACCAGAATTGGTAGCTGATAAAGATAAACTGGAAGATGCACTAGACATGCCTACCATTAATAGAATTCTAGAAGTATGTGGTGGAATTAAACTTGACGACCCAAACCTTCTAGCGGCAGCGGTTCTGGCTGGTCAGAACTAGATTTAGCCGCTTTATTAGGAGAAGTTTTTCTTTTAGGTAATTGGAAAAATTACGAAGAATTAGAAGAAAGCCTCTCAATGCCAGAGCTGATACAAACATTTAAGGCAATGCAAAAAACTGAAGATGAAAAAAGAAAATTCTTAGCATCTCTTCAGGGAGTAAACTTAAATGATGAACAAGAAAAAGAAGGTCCTACATTTGATGACATACGAAGAAGGGCTCTTGGAGTAAAAGCAATCGGTAGTGATGTACTATCATTACAAGGAAGCTTTGCCTCAGAAGCAGGATTCGGAATAAACGCAGGTTTAGGATACTCTAAGGAGTAAAATTATAGTAAATGGCTGAAGAACAGATAGTCACCCGAATAGTCGCCACGTCCGACTTTTCAAATCTTATCGCAGATCTCGGTAAGGTATCTTCAGCCTTAACTAATCTTCAAACAAAATTAAACGCAACAAATAAGAATTTAGCAGCACAAGTTGCTGTAATGAATCGTTCCTTTGCAGACACACTTAGAAGCACTGGACAATTTTCCACACACTTTGTAAATTTAACATCTGATGTAGATAAATTTGGATCTCAATTAGACAAAGGTCAAATCAAGTTAAAACAATTTTTTCAAGTATATCAAGGGCATTTAAAAACTAATGGCGGATTAATTAGACAATTAGCTCAACAACAAGTTCAGCTACAAAATGCAATTCTTCAACCTCTTGGCAAAAATGCCGAAGGTTTAATGCAGTACAATGTTCACATTCCAGCTGGTCTTGATAAGGTAAAAAGTAAAACAGCTTTAGCAAGACAAGAGCTACAAATTATGAATCGTGTAGTTCAAGAAGGAGCAAACTCATTAATTAATTGGGGTAAGAATACTCAGTGGGCTGGTCGTCAATTAACTGTAGGATTAACTGTTCCACTAGCAGCATTTGGGGCTGCATCTGCAAAAGCATTTCGAGAAGCCGATCAAGAGTTAACTCGTTTAACAAAGGTTTATGGTGGTTTAGCTGCTACATCAGCAAGTGATTTAGGCAAAATAAGAAAACAAGTTACTGAAACCGCATCTGAATTATCTAAAGCATACGGTTCTTCATTTAAAGAAACAATTGCATTAGGTGCTGACATTGCTGCAACTGGAAAGCAAGGTAACGAATTATTAGGCTCAATTAAAGAAACAACTCGTCTAGCAGTTCTTGGTGAAGTAGATAGACAAGATGCAATGAAGGCAACATTAGCAATTCAATCTGCATTCAAACAAAATACTGATGAACTAGCAGAATCAATTAACTTTTTAAACGCAGTTGAAAACCAGACATCAACAACTCTTAATGACTTAGTAGAAGCAATTCCTAAAGCTGGTCCAATTATTAAAGGTCTTGGAGGTAGCGTAGAAGATTTAGCATTGTATTTAACTGCAATGAGAGAAGGCGGAATTAATGCATCAGAAGGCGCTAACGCTTTAAAGTCAGGACTTGCATCTTTAATTAATCCAACTAAAGTAGCAAAAGAAATGTTTGCTGGATTTGGAATATCATTAACTGACATTGTTCAAAAAAATGCTGGAAACACAACAGATACATTATTGGCATTACAATCAGCATTAGACAATTTAGATCCATTACAAAAACAACAGGCATTAGAACAATTATTTGGTAAATTCCAATTTGCTCGTATGAATGCTTTATTTGAAAATCTTGGAAAGCAAGGAAGCCAAACCTTACAAGTAATGGATTTAATGAAAGCAAGTTCTCAAGATTTAGCAAACATTGCTGGTCGAGAATTAAGTATGGTTACAGAATCCGCTTCTGGTAAGTACAGGAGAGCTCTTGAAGGATTAAAGGCAGATCTAGCTGTAGTTGGCGAACAATTTTTAACAATAAATACACATCTAATAAATATTGTTAGTGGAATATTAAAATTTATAGATAAATTACCTGGACCAATAAAAACAATTCTAGCTTTCTTTGGAGGACTTACTGCGGTAGCTGGACCACTTATTATGCTTACTGGTGTTCTTGCAAACTTCTTTGGCTATGTAATTAAAGGTGCATCTCACTTTAGAGCTATGTTTAAAGGTGGAGAAGGCTGGAAACTCTTAACACCAGAAATACTTGCAGCAAATAAAGCAGGATCAATTGCAGAGCAAACATTTTATAGTGATGCTAAAGCAGCAGATATATTAAACCAAGCAATATCTAGACTGTCTGCTTCATATAATAAATTAGCAGCAGATGCATCAAATGCAATAATTCAAACAAACCCAGGCGTATCTACTATGGGTGGAACAAATATTATTGCTGGACAAAGAATAGTAAATCCTAATAATCCACTTGCAGGAAAACAAGGAACCAGAGCAGCGGGACATCATATTCCTAGATCTCAAATGAGTGAAACAGCTAGACAGTCTCAAACCATTCACTCATTTACACCACTTCCAATCCCATTAAATCAAAAAATAGGTGCAGTTCCACAAATATTTACTGAAGGTGATTTACCAAAAATTCCTGGCCTAACAACATCTGGCGGGGCTTCTACAGGAATAGTTGCTGGCGAAGCAGCTAAGTGGCATTCTCTTATGGGTACATTGTCTATGATGACAAAGAGAGAGGTTGCAGATTTAAAGAAAGAAATTGCTAGAACTGGAACATTCAGTACAGAAATAAATACTACATTCGGACAATTACTTCCAGCAATGACAAAATTAACAAGTAATGCAGCAGCAGAATCCGCATTAATTGTTCAACAATTACAGGCAGGAAAACTTACAGTAGATGCTGCTCGTGCAAAGATTGTTGCAATAAATTCACAATTAGAAACAATGATGGCGCAAACAACTACTCAAGTTGCTGCAGATCTTGGAAGAACTGCTAATTTAACACAAGTTCCTTTAATCAATCAGCCAATAGTTGGACCTACAGGTAAAGCAAACATTAAAGAAATCTTTAGACCAAATAGGCCATCATCAAAAATTATAGATAGAATTGCAAGAGCACTTGGAGTAAGAACTTCAGGCGGAGGATATTCTACTGAAACAACTATACCTAAAAAGTTTGCATCTGGCGGAATGGTTGTTCCTGGTCCAAGATCAGACACAACAGATACTCAATTTATGAATTTAGTAGAGGGAGATATTGTATTAAATAGAAAAGCATCAGATAATTTGATGGGTTACAATCAAGGTGGAAAGGTAGTACCAGCAATGGTAACTCCTGGAGAAATTGTAATTAATAATCCAACACCATCAGAATCTGACATGCTGTTGGCGTATAACAATCAATTTGCTGTAGGAGGAAAAGTAACTCCATCAAAGTATAATTATGGAATTCCTTCTCTTGTTGCAAAGTACGCAGCAGCCTCCAAAATTTTCTCAGGATTTAGATCTCCAGGTAAAGAGTACTATAGAGCAAGTAGAGGGGTTATGGATAGAACTGGCTCCACTACTCAATCATTTTCAGAACCTGGATCTTTAATGAGATTTAATGATTACAGATTAACTAGAGGTAGTGTTTATAAAGATCAAAGTAATAAAAATTATGGAATAACCCCCACGCTTCCTGGACAAACTTTAACTCACGCCTATAGCCCTTCTTTTATAAAAAGACTTAAAAAAATGGGCTACGGTCCAGACGATAATATTCCAGTAGATGTTTTAAAATCAATAGGCGTACCAGTACCATCTGGAGCAAAGTACGTAACTCTAAAAGCTTTATCTAGTACATGGGTTAAAACTTCAAAAAGATTTAATGAAGCTATAAAAAGTAATTTACCAGAAACAAATACAAATGGAACTGGCTGGAGAGACAACTGGGAACCTGTTGGCCCTGAAAGCATGCAAAGTTTACTTATAAAATTAAAATCAATGGGAGTAATGCCAATTGAAGCAAAAAGAATATCTGAATATGCAGGGACTAGACTAAACGGTTTTGTTTCAAAACATAAGGGCCCCATGACAGAATCTGATTGGGGAAGATACGTAAATGCTGCTGAAATTGGTGGTATAAATGATAGCAGTAAAAGAAGTCATGGCGGTTCATTTATTAGAGGCATAAGATCAGCACAACAAAATAGATATAATAAAGAAGACTCTGATCTATTATCAGCTATGAACATGGGCGGAAAAGTTAGAGGATATAATCGTGGTGGAGTTGTTGGTGGAAGAGTCCGTAGCGGTAAATATAATTATGGCATAAAGGGTCCTAGCGGAACATACAATCCTCAATTACCACAGTCACAAACACAAATGCAACCACAAGAACAGATGCCAAGACAAAGAGGAATGTTAGCTGGAAATTTAATTGGCATGGCTGGATCTATGGGAGGATATTCTTTAGGAAGTAAATTTGGTGGACAAGTTGGTGGATTTGCTGGCATGATGTTGCTTCCAGCAGTTCTAGATAAAGTTATATCTAAAATGAATCTTTTAGGAAAAACATCTACTGGAACAGCTAGTATTCTTGGAAGACTTGGCCCCATTATGGCAAATCCATATCTTATTGCAGGATCTGCAGTTGTAGGAGTTACAGCATTACTTACAACATTTAAGAAAAAATCAGAAGAAGCAGGAAATCTAAATAGAATTGCTTTTGGTGGAGCAGTAAAACCATTAACAGATTTTGATAGCAAATTAAAAGAAGTAACAAAAAAAATAGAAGACACTAGAGCAGCAGCAGCATTATTACATTCACAAATGAATACTGCTGGCTTACCTGGACTTATTCTAAGTATTAAACAGTTTGCAGATTTAAGAGAAACCGTAAAAACAACTTACCCAGAAATAGTTAAATTATTTAAAGCAACAGATTCAGATAAATTATCCTCAGTTGCAGCAAACATTAAAGCACAATTTGTAGCTGCTGGTGATGCAGCATCTGTTGCTAATGCAAAAATTGCAGCATTAATGGCAGAGTCTGGTAATGCTACCATGATACAGTCAATATTAGGAGATAAAGGAGTTTCTGCAATTGTAGATACAAAGACAGCAATTTCTTCTATGCTAGAAACGTTATCTACATTAAGTAATAAAAATGATTTTGCAACTGGATTGGGTCAAGCATTTACTTCAATGGAAGCAGCGATTGCTAGTTCTACAGACAAATCAGTAGCATTAAAACAACAGTTTGATTTAATAAAAGATTCATCACTTAAAAACCTTAAAATAAATGAAGATCAAATAAAAGCAATTGCTAAACAAAATCCTCAATTAGCAGCAATACTAGCAAATTCAAAAAATGTAGGTGAAGGTTTTGCAAAATGGAGAATTGCATTGGGTGGAGTTACTAAAGATCTATCTGGATTAAATGAAAATGAGTTACAAGAATTTGCACAGCATGTAGAAAAAGTAAATGAATACTTTAATAAAATTGCAGATGTTTCTTCTAAAGAAGCACAAAATAATTCTCTTTTTGGAAAATATGCTAAACAAATTGATGCCTATAATAAACAGCAATCAAAAGGACAGCAGGCTGTTATTAAAAATATTGAAAGTCAAATTTCTCTTAAAGAAAAACAAATTGCTCAAATTAAAAAAGAAGCAGATGAAAGAAAGAAAGCATTACGAGATCAACAACAAATTGAAGATGTCAAGCTTCAGATACAGCAAGAGCAATTAAATTATCAAACTGCTTTAGCTTCAGGAGACATGGCTTCAGCCGCAACAGCACAAATTAATATTCAAAGACTTGTTGGTCAACAACAATTAAAAACTGCAGAGAATGCTATAGATGACGCAGCACAAAAGAAAATAGATGCATTACAAGCACAAATAGATGTATTAAATAAAAAAGCTGGAGTTGCCTCAAGCGCAACATCTAATAAGGGTAAATCAGCATTAGAAGAACCATATGCAAAGCTTACAGATTTATTAAGAAGAGTTCAAACATCAGGAAGTGCAACAGCATCACAAGTTTCTGAATTTAATGATTTAATTTCAATGTACGGAGGAAGTTCTAATAAAGATGTTAAAGCATTAATAGGCAGTGTTTATTCAGGGAAACCAGCAGAAACTATAACTAGAGAAGACGGACAAAGATCTGTAGTCCCACTACAAAATACCCCTCAATATGGTGCATTACAAAATGCATTAAATTCTTCTTCAGGATCAGCAATGCTTGGTTCAAAAATTGATACATCTAATGGATATTTAAAAATTATAGCAAAAGCTGCAGATGTTGGTTCTGGTTCTGGAACGTTAGCCAGTCCAAAAATTGCAGGTACTGTTTCAAGTCAATATTTAAAAAATGGAGAATTGACTCAAGGCGGAATGAAGTCTATTATTAAAGAAAACAAATTAACCCGTGGTCAATACTTTTCATATGATGGACAAACATATTACGTGCAAACAGGATATGATGCTAAAATTAATAGCCCTCTAGGAATTGCTAAAAAACTTGCAATGGGTGGACCTGTAAATAAATATGCTACTGCAGGTATGGTTACTGGACCAGGAACTGGAACTTCGGACTCCATTCCAGCAATGCTTTCAAACGGAGAATATGTAATAAGGGCAGCAGCAGTTCAATCAGTTGGAACTTCTTTCTTAGACGGAATTAATAAAATGTCAGCAGGCGGAATTGCAACTAAATACAGTATACCTAGAATGAATATGGGCGGAAGAGTTAATATGAGTGATGCTGGACATGCATCTACATCAAATGCTTTATACAATATAAATGTTACACTTAATGGAACAGAATTAACAGCAGACGATGTTGCAAGAACAATTGAAGAAAGAATGAGAAGAATGCAATCAAAACAAGGACCAAGTAGGGTAATAGCATGAGTATAGTATCAATGCCAAGAGGATCCATACTACAGATACAGGCATATGACTTATCTTTAAATGGTGGAAACGGAACCCTTAAATACAACAAGGTAACAGAGCATAATAGATCTGCATTTGATATTAGTACCGAAAGAATTGAAAAAAGTACAAGAATGGCAAATGGATCATTAAGAAAATTTTTTATTGCAGATAAAAAAACATTTTCTTTATCATGGGACATGCTTCCATCATATAGAACTTTAACTGTAGACGGAGCTTGGGGAGCAGAAGATTTAAGATCATTTTATAATAGCGCAGAAGGACAATCTTCTTTTAATATAAGAGTTAATTTAGCAAAAAATGGTTCAAACCAAGAGTCCTCTGGTTATGAAGAGTATGCGGTTGTATTTGGAGACTGCAATTTTTCTGTATCAAAAAGAGGACTTCAGCCATTTTGGAGTGTGTCGTTAACCCTGGTAGAGGTTTAAATGATAGCGGGATCAGCAAATTTAAAAACTTTATTATACAATAGCACTAATATCAAAATTAGCTCTGGATGCTATATTGAATATAATATGAATACAATGTTAGATGGAGTTTCTGCTTCTAATAATATAGCAGACACATCTTATACTTCACAAATTGTAGATGCCATTGGTCAATCTACTTGGCCAAGCAGTAGGCCAAATCCATATAAAAAATTATTTCCTGTAGATTCAATTATCAAACCGTTCAGACCAACAGTTTCTGGAATCAAATATTTTATTTTAGAAAAACCAGTCGCAAACGGTGGACCAACAGAAATACAAAAAAACACTTTCTCAAACTATAGATCTGTATCGTATCCAGAAAATCAGCCTAGAATATATTATCCAGGGGAAAGCACATATTATAAATATTGGGTGACACCTAAAGATACTGGTGTAAATATTACTATTAATTATTTAACTAATCTTACTCAATATGCACTAACAAATAAAATAGTTTTAAAATTTGAAAGCACACACAGCCTTCCATCTACATACACAATTAAAATAGTTAAATCAAACAATACAGAAGAAACTATTGCTAATGCATTAACAACACCAACAAATGGATTAGTTGAATTGTATTATAATGGAACAGCATGGTCAACATCAGAATCAGGTTTATTTGCAACCCCAGTAACAATTAAATCAATAATAGTTACAACACCAAGTGCTGGATCTAATAGAATAATTGGAGTAACTGAAGTGTCTGCTAGGTGGATAAAAGATATTTCAACAGACGTGGTATCATTTGAAATAAGCAAAGAGTCATCTTCTAGCTCAGAAGACTTGTTGCCAGTAGGAAAAGTAACAGCAAATAGCATTAACTTAGAATTAAATAAATATAATCAAACCAGACTTGATTATGTTTCATACAATAGAGCATCTTCTTTAGACTCATCTTTAACCTATATGGTAAAAAATGCAAAACTAATACCATTTTTTAAAATATATCATGAAAATGGATTAATAACAGAAGTCTCAGAAAAGTATGATCAAATTAATCAAGGAGATTTTTATATAAATGAATTTAACATCTCTAGCCAAGGAGAAGTATCACTAACAGCCCTAGATTCAGCAAAATATTTAATGGAAGTTATATGCCCAGACATACTGTGTGAGTCTTATCCAGTTACTGCAATTATTAGAAGATTGCTAGATTCAGTTGGATATACTAATTATAAATTTAATTTGTCTACTGGAGCAGACTCTTCCGTTCCATTAATTAATTATTTTTGGACAGATGGATCAAAAACAGTATGGGAATACCTGCAAGAGCTATGTAGAGATATTCAAATGAATGCTATTGTAGATGAAAATGATGTTTTGCAATTTTATAGTAGAAACTATATGTATTCACGAACAACAAAAGATTGGAATTTTTATCAAGAAAAAGAAGGAAATGCTTTACCAAACATTATTGATTTTTCTAAAAAAGAAATTCCATCTGCTAATCAAGTTAAAATAAGATGGAGTACTCCAACAACTAGTGAGTACTTACAATCATCAGACCCTCTGTGGCAATCCTCAGAGTCATTTATAATTGCTGGCGGACTTACAGAGTCACTAAATGCTTCTGGTAATAGCAATATTGCAATTGATTTATCTGGACCTAGTGTATATAATAAATTAATATCTGGATTTAATTTTGAAGGATATTTTTTAGTAGACTCAGAAATTATTGAATACGATGCAATGGGGTATCAGTACATACCATCAGAAACAACAAACACCACGGTTACAGATGCAATTAACGGCACTGTTTTAAATAATGGAACGAACCCTGTAAACATATGGATAGAATCTGCATCTGATTTAAGTAAATATACTGCTTTATCAAAACCACCGACAGGCACAACTATTCAAATAAATATAAAACCAAATGGTAGATATAGAATTAAAACAAGAGGCGCTTTAGGCACAACTGCGGCTGCACATAATTATAGCGGTGCTCCATCTTCACAATATGCTTGGACAGGAGTTTTAGTCGGATGAGTACCTACACAGCAATTATTGATTTAGTTGTAGAGGCTTCCGAAACTGGAGCAGTTATCACTGCAGCAACATATCCAGGATTATCTAATCCTACAAATTATAATGTTATTATAATTAAACAATTAGATCAGGGTCAAGAAGAAGTACAAAATTTTAATGTATCTTCACAACCAATTACTGTAAGCAATTTAATAGCTGGAACTTCATATGAGGCTGTTGTTATTCCATCCTTAAACGGTGTATTTGATCCACGGGGTCGTTGGACAAAGAAATTTAGTACTACATCTAGTTATGGGGGACAAACAGTTTCTTCAACAAGGCAAGATTTTAAAGTTAGCAAATCTTATTTACAATTAGCAGTAACTGCAGCCCAATATAAAAATAAACAGTCTGCTGTTTTTTATAGAAATTTTGATTC